CAGCCTTGATGGCTGCGATGAGGTTGTTGTACTTTGCCATAATGTTGAAAAATTGGTTTATTCGTTGTTATCTTCCGGCAGCGCTGCGCGGTAGTCCTGGGAGTAGTCCGCGTTGTAGTCCGGGAGTCTTTCGCCGGGATCACCTGAGCCACGCCCGGCGAAGTTGATCTTGGCGAGGTCTATGAGTGCGGCCATGGGCTTACCACGTTACGACCACGTCCTCGCCGGTGTTGCCAAGGAGGCGGAAGTACATGCCCTCCGCAGCGTTGGCGACCACCTGGTCGGTCTCCGCCAGCGTTCCTTCCTCCCAGGAAGTGAAGTGCACGCCGTCGGCGCTGTACTGAAGAGTGTAGCCTGCCGGCGTCTGGCCGATGCAGAAGCGGGGTGCCCCTACCTGAAAGGGCTGCTCCCCGGAGATTTTGATTTTTGCCATACTTATTCGTTTTTGAGTTTCGTTTCGTACTCCCTGAAGCGGTAGTGGTAGTCCACTCCGATGAGGCTCCCGGCAAAGGTTGCCACCTCACCGAAGGCCACAAGCACGGATGAGTCAATCTGCCCGCCCGGAGGCGTCAGCAGCCCCCAGAAGAGGAGAGCGATGCCGGCGATGGCTATCACCACCCCCAGCCACATTTGCGCGTTGAGTTTCTTTTCCATATCGTTGAGTGTTAAATGATGTAAACGGTGCGGTCCTTGGTCTTCCACTCGAAGACGTGGTAGTCCTCGTTGTAGTCCAGGTTGTAGGCTCCCTCGTTCTCAATGAAGGCGAAGGCCTCAGCGCAGAGGGTGTCCTTCGCGGCCTCGATGGAGACGTTGCAGAACACACCGGCGCACTCGTCGGCGAAGCGCTGGTTGAAGGTGCGGAAGGAGTAGTCGCCGGGGAAGAGGCCCAGGGCCGGGAGCGCCTGCAGGATGTTCTCCAGCGTCTCGATGCCCTGCGACTGGATGGCGACCTCGTTGTCCTTGCGGGCGGTGAGCCGGTCCACGTAGAAGAAGGTGAAGTTGTAGGTGATGATGCCGGTCTCCGCGTTGGTGCTGTGCTCGTTCTGGAGCCAGGCGAAGACGCCGTAGCGGACCACCGGCGAGGCGTTGAGGCGGAAGACGTCGTTGCGGACCACCGTCCCCACGTTGGGCTGGAGGGCGGCGGTCTTTTCTATGGCGCGGAGTGTCTGGAGGAGGTTCATTACATGCAGTGTTTGGTACTGCGCAGGCGCTTGCCGCGGGCTCCGCCGAGGAAGACACCGCAGGAGGCTGCGCTGTAAAGGTTCGAGTGGATGCGGTGGTAGTCGCCCTCCGTGAGCTCCGGGTAGTCCCTCCAGTTGTTCAGGAGGTAGTTCTGGAGGTCGATGGTGGCGGCGTCTGCCTTCGCCTGGTAGTAGGACTGGACGCGGCCCATGTCGGGCTGGTCCGCGACCTGGACGTTCTCGTCGGGGGTCTGGACCACTCCGGCGTTGGCTATCTTGAAGGTCACCTTCTGGGCCGTCTCGACGATGGCGACGTAGGCCAGCAGGTATTGGGCACGGTCGAGGAGCCTCTTGTAGTGGGCGTTCTCCTCGGCGGTGATGGTCTTGTCGGCCACCAGCTGCTTGAGCTTCGCCAGGAGGGTGTCCCCTACGATGCCTCGGAACTGGATGTCCTGCGCCTCACGGATGGAGGGGCGCAGGTACTTGCCGGCGAGGTTGTCGCTGATGCTGGAGACCTCCTTCACGAAGGTCTCGCTGGTGAGCAGTATTTCGGTGGTTGCCATGGCTTATTGTACGGTTTTTTCGGTCTCCGCCTGGAGGGAGAACGGGGTGATGGTGATGACGCCCGGCGTGCCGTAGATCTTCTCGTAGGTCTCGATGATGAGGCGCTGTGCGGGACGGACGGCCGTGCGGTTGTAGAGCTTGAAGGCGCTCTCGTACTCTTCCTGGGAGAAGCCCAGGTTCTCCGTCGGGATGCCGAAGAGGTTGGGGTTCGCCCTAAAGGCTGTGAAGATCTGCTGGCGGACGTGGGAGGCGAGGGCCTTGTAGCGGTCCCCGAAGTCCTCCACCTTCGGCTCGGTGATGGTGGTGGCGGCGTCCTTGTTGTCGTTCCAGGAGAACATGATGCGCCCGGCGTTCTGGTGGCCGCTGAACTTCTCGTTGAAGTTCTTCTCGATTTCCTCGCGGACCTCGTCGGAGGGGACGCCGTTGTTGAAGTTGACGATGAGCGAGGAGGTGAAGCCGTTGTTGATGGCGTTGAGGTGGTAGTCGGCGATGCAGCGCTCAATCTCGCACTCCTTCACGGCGGCGCAGTAGACCGGCAGCGGGTAGGTCTGGGTGTGCTCCTTCTTGACGTAGAGGATGGAGTTGTAGTGGCGCTCCTTCTCCTCAGCGGTGAGGGTGGACCACTTCTCCGTGGGGATGTGCATGAAGGCCGGGTACTCCACTATCTTGCGCTTGCCGGCGTTCCAGTTCTCGGAGTAGTAGAAGACGGTGTTGTCCTTGTTGGAGCGGAGGAAGTGCATGTCGCAGTAGTAGACCTCCACGATTTTGCCCAGGCCGTTGCGGATGATCTGGAGGGCGAAGCCGCCGTAGGTCTCCAGGTCGCGGGCGATGCTCTCCACCTGGGAGAGGATGGTGTCGCCCCTGGTGTTCATGACTCCGGGGGTGTAGGCGGTGTCCGGCAGCTGGGCGATGGTGATGTCGTCGCCGACGATGAAGTCGACGGTGCCGTTGATGACGGCGCGGAGGGTCGGGGCCTGCTTGCTGAGCTCAAGCAGGTAGTCGGCGTAGCCGTTGCGGTCGCCCCACTCCACCCAGCCGCGCCCGTTCTGGGACTTCTCGGTCGGGGAGACGATGTTGGTCTCGATGTAGGGGTCGATGGCTGCGAAGCTGACCCGCAGGGTGGTTTTGTTATTCTCCATATGCTTTGTATTGTATTTCCTTGTTGTACTGGACCGCGTCATCCTGAGAGGCGACCACCTGCATGAGGCCGGTGACGGCGCTGCCGTCGTCGAGGGTCAGGGTCCACTCCCACTCGCCCTCGTGCAGCCCTTCCAGGAGGCCCAGGGTGATGAGGAAGAAGGCGCCGGTGGTCTGGACTTCGTGGAGGACGAAGCTGGCGCCGATGCCGCGGTCTGAGGTGCTGACGGCCTCCAGGCTCACCGGCTGGGCGGTGAAGCCGTTGCGCGGGACGTAGGCCTGCTGTATGTTCTTGTCGAGGGTGATGTAGAGCATCTTGGTTTCTCCTTTTCTTGAAATATCAAAACCGCCAAAATCGTAAACAAAGAGCCGCGCCCCAGATTTGAGGGACGCGGCTGCAGGCAGGAGGGAGGCGAGGGTTTAGGCCGATACGATGTCGTCGATGATGGTGTCGAGGACTTCCAGGGGCAGTTCCAGGGAGTTGTCCTGGAGGGTGACGGAGTAGCCGTTGCGGTCGGCGCGGGCGGTGCCGGTGAGGCCGTCGCCTGCGGAGGCCTTGACGGGGGCGTCCTTGCCGAGGTACCAGAACTTGCCGTTGGCGTCCTTGACGATGACAGCGAGCTCACCCTGAGCGAGGGCGGTGATCTCGATGCGCTTGACCGTCTCCATGCGGTTGAACTGGAGGACCAGGTCGGAGACCACGAACTTGGAGCCGGCGGCGTCGTCGATGGTGTAGTTGCTCGTCAGGGAGCCGGTGTTGCGGGGGAAGGCGTACTTCTTGAACTTAGCCGAGGAGGCCAGGGTGACGGCGCTCACCTTGTTGTCGGTGACGGTCACGCCGGTGACGTCGGCGAAGTTGGCGATGTATGCTTCCACGATGCCGCCCATGCTGGGGGCGCAGTCGTTGATGATGCCGTTGAGAGTTTGTGCACAAGCCATAATTAGGGGGTTTTAAGCGATTGAAAAAGCGCGGGCGGGTAATTTACCAACCCGCGCGGGAAAGTGTCCGTAAAGCCACCGCAGGAGGCACTAAGAGCTTGCGATGGTTCCGAGGGTGACCTGGTTCGGGAAGCGGTAGGCGATGCCGCTGTTCCACTTCACCTTCAGCTTGAAGAGGTCGTCGTCGTCGCTGAACCAGATCTTCACCTCTTCCAGGTCGCCTTCGGCGTCGCAGCCGTAGACGAAGTTCTCCGGGAAGGAGGCCACGATGAGGTTGTTGACACCGGCGAGGCCGGGGGTCTTCACGACCTTCACGTCCGTACCAGGGAAGACGAACTCCTCCGGGGCTGCGTCCTGGGGACCGCTGTAGTGGAAGTAGTTCTTCTCCACCATGGCCTGGAGGAAGTCGCGGTAGTTGGCGGGGCTGATGTAGATCTCAGCGCCGCGCTCCAGGGTCTCCTCAGGGATTGCCAGGTACACGGCCTTGATGGCGTTGTAGATGGCGGTGCCGTGGGCGATGTTGACGGCCACCTTGTCGGTGTCGCTTGCCAGCTGCTTGAGGATACCGTTGAGCCACTTGAGGTCGGTGTCGGTGGTCTTGGTGGTGTCACCCTGCCAGATGAGCTTCTCGATCTTCTTGTTCAGCTCGGCGGTGATGCCGTCGATGATGTACTGCTCGAAGGGGAGCTCGTCGGACTTGGCGCCGATGCGCACGAGGTACTCGGCGTATTTGCCCAGGAGGGAGTCGGGGCAGATGTCCATGTTGACCTTGATGATGGCCGTGGTGATGGTCCGCTGGGTCAGCGTGGCGGTGCCGGAGGCGGAGAAGCCGCAGCCCTTGCCGTCCTGGAGGGTCGGGTTAAGCTCCAGGTAGTTCAGGTATGCGGAGGTCTTGATGCCGGTCTGGAGACCGAAGCGCTGACGGGACGCGGTGCCCACCAGTGCGAAGTTCTTGATGATGAGGTCCTTGTTGTCCTGCACGTAGGTGGGCAGGGAGGAAACCACGAAATTGGAAGAAGGCATAGTAGTAAATTTTTAGAGTTGTTCTCGTTTCTTGGAAATATCAAAACCGCGGATTGTGTAAAATTCCGCTATTTTGCGCCCATGAGGGTGGCGAGGCGGTCGAGGCCCTTGTTGCCGGTCTGGGTGGGTGCGCCGTTGTGCTCAAGGTGAGCGGGCTGGCCCTTAGGCTTGGCGGAGAGCTC